GAGACTTGCGCGTCTGTCAAGCCGTACGCATCGGCGAGCGACTTCAACGACACCCCAGCCTCGAGGTAGTACTTGATGCCTTGGACCACCGCGCCGTCGATGGTGTCGAGCGTCCCGAGCCAGCCCGTCCCGACGGAGTTGAGTTCGACCATCGCCTCTTTGAACGGTTTCACCGCGTCGATCTGCGCCTGGAGATCCTTGACCATGCGCGCGTTCGCGGCGTGGATGGCGTCGGCCGCCGCTTTCTCCTGCGCCACGACATCGACCGTCACCACCGTCCGCGCCTTCAACGCTGCGGCCGACGTCTTCGCGACCTCTTCGTTGATGGCCAGCGCGAGCGCCATGTCTTTGATTTCGATGCCGGCGGCTTTCGAGGCTTTGGCGAGGACGTCCGCGTTGGCGCCAGCGACTTGTCCCGCGACATCGCCCCAGCCCAGGAGCTTCGCCGTCGCGTTGCCGATGGCTTCGTCGAGTTCGAAGAAGTCCGAGACCATGCGGCCGATCTTCCACCCGGCGAACGCCGCCCCGGCCGCCAGTCCAGCCGTGGAGACGAGCCCGAGTTCGCTCGCGGTTTTCCCGGCGGCGGTGCTGAGTTCCCCGAGCGCCCGCGCTTCCGCGCCGATGTTCACGCCGAGCGACGCCATGACCCCGTCAAAACTTTGCAGCGATCCCCGGAACCGATCGGCGTTGCTCTGCGTCTTCACGAACTCGTCGCTCAGGCGGACGCTCTTCCCCATCAGCCCCTCGAGGCCCGCGTCCGCCTTCTTCGTCTCGCTAACAAATTGAGAGAAATCCGCAGCGAAGGTAGCTTGGATCATGCGAGCTTCGCGCCCTTCGCGCGGTTGCAATACGAGTGCGTCGCCTGGATATTCTCGCGCGTGTGCGTGCCGCCCTTTGCGAGCGGTACGATATGGTCGAAATCAATCCCGAACAGGTCGAATGGTTTTTGACAGATTCCACACAGGCCGTTCGCCGCCGTCAGAATCTTTTTGTAATCAATCTTCTCAACTTGTGTCTCACGTTTGCGCGCACGGCGTCGCGCTTCTTTCTCAACAATCTTTTCTGGATTAGCCCGAGACCACGCTTTGCGATACGCGGCGTTCTTCGGACCAAGAACGTTCTTGTGCGCGGCCCAATAAGCTCGGCTCTTTGCCCTCTCGCGCTCGACATCAGCGGCGTACTTGACCTTCTTCGCCGCCGCGACCTGGGCGGCGTGAGCCTTCTGCCATTCCTTCGACTTCGCCTGGCTCTGTTCTGGATGCGCCGCGGCGTATGCTTTGGCACGAGCCTTTGCCTTCGTCGGATCCGCAGCGTATCGCTGCTTGGCCTTCGCGCTGAAAGCCTCACGGTCGGCAAGATACTTGTCGCGCTTCTTAGCAGCAATCGTCTCGCGGTTCTTTCGATGCCATTCCTTTTTGTAGGCGGCGATGGCCTCTTTCTTCAACGCCGCGCGAGCTTTGACCCCAGCGATGATGTGCTCGCGGTTAGCGAGATAATACGCACGATGATCTTTCGCCATCAGTCCGGCGCCTTCATCTGTGCGCTCAACATCTCCACCACCACCCCGTAGACCTCCACGGGTAACGCGCGCACGTCCTCATAACTCCAATGCATTAGCTGACAGATGCGAAGGAGGGTGACGGTGTGGGCGTGCCAGCCAGCGTCGTTTTTTTTCCTGCCCGCGCCGCCTCGACCGCCGCCTCGTGCTTGTCGAGCGCGGCCGTCAGTTCGCGCACGGTCGCCGTATCCAGGGACCGCACCGTGTCCCGGCGCACCGTGTCCGGCATCTCGAGGCTGTAGGGGATCGGCGCGTCGTTCGCGCCGAGCAGGGACCAGCCGATCACGTAGGCGAGAATCTTCGCGAACGACTGGCGCTCCGATTGGGCGAGGAGCAGATCGTAGTACTCGCCAGCGGTGAGTTCCCGTTTGACGTCGATGAAATCCCCGTCCGACAACGGGAGCCGGACCATCTCCGGCTGCACCACCCTCGACCGCCCCATGACTCACCTCCGTGATACCCGTCCGATCACCCGGTCCTCAGTCCGCTCGATCGTCTCAAGCGGCCACTTCTGTCCACCGACGACGAGCACGAGCGGTCGCTGGTCAATGCGGAACGCGTCGACCTCTCGCACGGTCGCACTGAACGCCTGGTCCTCGATCGTCCAGGCGCCGAGCGTCGCCGCCACGTAGTAGCCCCAACGGAGTTCCGCGTGGGCGCCATGGACGCGGAACGCCATCCGTTATGGCTTCCGTCCCCAGCTGCTCGAGGCGACGAAGTTTCCGCTCAACGTGTTGGCCCCGCCCACCGGCACCGCGATCGAGGCATCCAACCACGCCGGCCCGTACCAGTAGACCGTCGGCGACGCCGACGACGGATACAGGTACATCCGCACGCCGTCGGTCGAATCCGCGGCCGTGAACAGGCTCAGCCCGGCATCGTCGAGGAAGCCGGTCAGCGTCCCCTTGATGTCCTTCAACCCCTGAACATAGGACTTGTTCAGGTCCCCGAATGCCGTGACTTCGACCTTGTCGGTCGAGAGGTCGAGCGTCCAGCCCGAGAGGGACGTCGTCGCAGTTGCCGCGCCGGCGCCGGTCGTGCTGAGGTATACAACCCCCGACTTGCCGTGGTATCGAGCCATCGTGTGTCTCCTACTCCACTAGGCAGCCCAACGCTGCAGGAGTGTCTGAAGGTCTCCGATCACCGTGGTGGCCCTGGTGCCCCACGAGGACTCGGCCACACAGGCCGGTAACTGCGACGCCGCGCGCATCCGCCCGTCGGCGTCGCGCAGCCAATAGCGGATCAACGTGGACGCGTCGGCGGTGTCTTCCACGATCGGCACGTGTCCCTTGAAGACTTCACAGACTTCCGCCCGATAGTGGCTGAGATGAAACGCGCCACACGCCGCGAGTTCGTACGCCCTGGGGTTCAACGATTCCGCGTGCGCGATCGTCGGCGTGTTGCGCCCCCACCCGACTTTCGTCCGGTAGAGGTTCAGGCCGATCTTCGCGCGACGATACAACGCCCCCGCCGTGGCGTTGTCGATCTGCGCGCCTTTCACGAACGGCTTCAGCGCGTGCCCCTTGCGGATCCCTTCCCAGGAGCCGTACAACCCGAGGTCGATCCCGGTCCAGTCGATCGCCGACAACCACGCGACGCGGTCGGGAAAGCCGGAGCCGACGAACACGACGTCATGCGCGGCCACCGTCGCGTCGATCGGTTGCGGGCCGGGCTGATGCCGCTCCGGATGCCACGCGTGCGGCAGGTACCCGCTGTGGGGGTTCACCGCCTGGAACGCCGCCACGCTTGAGCGTTCATTCGTCCAGCACCCGTCGACCAGCTTCGCCATCTCCAGTTCTTTCGCGAGGTCGTAGGGGCTTTCCGTGAACAGCACGAACACCCGAAGATGCGCCCGCTTCATCATCACCACGACATCTGGGTGGAGAAACATCCCGCTCACCGCGAGCACCGCGTCGACGTCGTGGTAGAGCGCCATCGCCAGCGCCTCGTGGCCAGCCTGAAAGAACACATCAGCCACGGTCGGTTTCGGGATCGCGGGATTGCGTTTCTTCGCGCGGCGCCAGTTGTAGTGCAGCCAGCCTTGCGAGCGCGCAATCCGCGCGTCGAGGGCGTAATCGACCACCTCGACGCCGTGGAGTTTCAGCCCGTAGCGCAGCCCGGTCGCCACGTCGGCGGTCGACCAGCTCGCCCCTGGACCGAGCAGCAGCAGCTTCACGCCGGCCGCCTTCCGCTGCACAAGTAGCCGGTGGTCATCTCCGTCTGACTGGCGAAGCCCATCGACTCAAACCGCCGCATGAAGTCGTAGGCCGCCTGGCCTTCCTGCGTCAACGCGCACGCGGTGATCGTCACGTCCGCGAAGGGTCGCAGCAGGAGTTCCCAGCCTTGACGCGTAAACCGCCAGTAGTCCTCATACTCCCCTTCGATGCCGTGCGTCGGCCAGCAGAACGGGGACGTCACGAGCAGCAACCCGCCCGGCTTCAGGACGCGGATTACCTCGCGCATCGCCGCGAACGGATCGACGCAGTGCTCGAGGACTTCCGTCAGGACGATCCCGTCGAACGACGCATCAGGAAACGGCATCGCGCAGAGATCCCCCTGCCGGTCCTCACCGTTCTGCCCGAACGTCAGATACCCGTCGCCGAGCCACGCGCGCCGGTTGTAGACGCCGACGTCGAGGATGTCGCGGCCAAGGTCCGCGCGGTTCGTCCAGATCCAGTGCTCGAGCTGCAGGCGGTGGTAGTCCGGCACGAACTCGTGTTCCTTTCTC